GAAGATGCAGAAACCCTAAAATGGCAGATCACAGCCGCTACAATGCGCTTTGACGCATGGCGCACCGAACAAGCAAGTAACCGCAACCTTGAAAAGATGACACGATGATTCAATTAACCGAAGAATTTCTTATCCTAAAAACATTAATTCGTATGTACGATGAAGCACTAAAAAACAATAGTGCGTTACTAATGATGGAAATTGCAGTAGATATTGCGGAATCAGCAGAAAAACTAGAACAACGCAGCGTAGATAACGCTAATGTATAGAAACAAACAATTGCTTGAAATTGTGCGTAATTTTCCGTGCCAAAACTGCGGAACTATAAACGGAACAATTGTTGCAGCGCACTCAAATCAACTTAGGGATGGTAAAGGTCGTGGGATCAAAGCGTCAGATTACAGAATTGCCAGTTTGTGTTACGAATGCCACGCAGAACTTGACCAAGGTACAAAAATGTCAAAAGCCGAAAGGGTGGAATTTTGGGAAGAAGCGCATAGAAAAACGATTGCCTTGCTATTTGAATCAGGGTTTTTACATACCAAAGTTTGAAGAAATGACCCAAGACACCGTAGAACTCTTAGAATTGCTGCATGATCGTACTTAACCTACCCCTGCCGCCCAGCGTTAATTCTTACTGGGGATTCTCAGGGCATAGACGATTTTTAACTAAAGAAGCCAATGAATTTAAACGGGCAATAGCTGATTATGTGTTGGAATATCGAGTGCCAAAGCTGGGTAAAGCTAGGCTTGAGTTCAGCGTTACCCTGTATTTTAAAGACCGCAGAGCCAATGACATTGATAATCGGGTCAAAGCATTATGGGATGCGCTAGTAAATGCTAATGTTTTTGACGATGATTCTCAAATTGACGTATTGATTGTTAACAGGGGCGAAATAAAAAAAGGTGGTGGTTGCTTGGTTTGTATTGAAATAATTGATAAAATAGAAGAAAATGCACCCATAACATAAGGATTTGTATGGAAAAGTCAATGGCGTTGTTTCTAGCAACCATGCTACATTCAGGCACAAACACCCATTTTTTCCATTGGGCCACCAAGTCTTACGCTAAACACAAGGCTTTGGGCGGCTTTTACGACAAGATTATTGATTTAACCGATGAACTAGCCGAAACCTATTTTGGCATTTACGGTCAAATTACCGACTTCCCAGCCACATACCATATGCCTAAAGAGCCTTTAGCCTATATGCAATCCCTACAGCGGTTTGTAAAAGATGCACGATCAGACCTGCCAATGGATTCTGAGATCGTTCAATTGATCGACAATATCGCCCAAGAGATCGACACCACCATTTATTTACTTAAATTTAAGGCTTAATCATGCCATTAGATAAATCAGGCAGCAAAGAATCAGTCGGCAAGAACATTAAAGCCGAGATGAAGGCTGGCAAACCTAAAAAACAAGCCGTAGCCATTGCACTCAATGTTGAGCGTGACAACGCCAAGGGTGCTAGAAAAGCCACATTGGAAGAAGCCTATGGTCGTTTCTTGGGTGAGCGTGATAAATGAGCCGCAGGGATGACATTCGTGCCGCAGTAGAAAAGCACGATAAGCCTATTGCCAAGACAACTAAAGGCAAAGGGCGTCATTACCAATCAGTAGAAGAAGGCGCAGGTATGACCGAAGCAGGTCGCAAAGCATACAACGCCAAGAACAACAGTAATTTACAAGCACCCCAATCTAGTGGGCCAAGGCACGATAGTTTCTGTGCAAGGTCAGCAGGATGGACTGGGGAACGGGGCAAAGCAGCTAGAGCAAGGTGGAAATGTTAATGAAAAACGGACTATACGCAAATATTCACGCTAAACGGGCTAGGATTAAAGCTGGTTCAGGCGAAAAAATGGCTAAAAAGGGTGCAGAAGGCCGCCCCAGCGCACAAGACTTTAAAGATGCGGCTAAGACTGCCAAACCTACACGCAGGGAAATGATCGCTTCTAAGATGAAAGATATGTGATGACACCTATTACCCCTATGAGCCGCAAGTATAAAAAAGAAGATGCAATGCTGCGTAAAGAGCATACATCTACATTAGAAAAGAATCAGGCTGACCGCATTGCCCGTAGGAAGCTGATTGCTAACAAACTTAAAGACTTGGATAAAGAAGTTAAGTAATGGCTACGCTGGCAGAAATGTTACGCCAAGGTGCGGACAGGCTTATAAACCTGCCGACTGAAGCGCAGCGTTTTATGTACAACCCCCAAGCATTTACACAGATGTTTGGTAGAAACCAATTGCCCAATGAAACAGGATTTGCTGAAGGCGCAATGGTTGGTGACCGTAAATACGGCAGCGAAAAAGGGTTTCAACAGGGTGAGCCGTTAGCTTTACCATTAGCCGTAGCATCAATGGGCGCACCATTCGCAGCCCCAGCCGCTAGAGCGTTAGCACCTAAAGCCGCTGAAATGGCTCAAGATTACCTTACCAAAATGGGCGGTATATCAAACATAGTGCCAGTCAATAAGTCTATGGCTGACGCTGTTAGAAATGTCAGCATTGGTGACTTTGACCCTAGATTTGATCCTAGAAAGCTAGAACAAGCAAAAATTGCCAGCACCAAGCCCGTAGTTGAACAATTAAATAGAACAACGCCCCCAACCGTATCGCTTGCAGACTTTGAAGGCAGACCATTTATTACCAGTATGTCAGACCGTACCGCTGCTGGCGGTGACTTGCTTGGTGTTAATGATGTAATGTTCAAACGCCCTGTACACCTTTACGGTGGGCAAGACTATATGTTCAATAACCCTAATCAGGTATGGGCATCAGCACAACAAGCCGTATCGCCAATAATGCGAAATGCCCAAATGCTAAAAGAGGTTACTGGGCAGAATCCTTTGTATATACCTTGGCGCATGGCCCCGACCAGCGGTGATTTTGCTCACATGACGGGTGAAAGTATGCTTGGTTATGCTGAAGCCGCAATGGGTAAAGCAGACAAAAAAGTCTTAAACGCTGCAATCAAGGACATTATTCCTAACTGGAAGGGCATTGATTCAGTAGATAGCGTCAATCAATACAGAAACGCACCTAAGACCGCCCGTGATTCAATCATGCAGATTATGGATAGGGACTTTAGGGATGCTGGCAGCTTAAACATTGGACAGGCTCGGCTATCGGTTACTGATCCACGCCAAATTAATGCAGCAGAAGGCGGCATACAGAATGTGGGCGAAATATTTGCAGATCAGCCTATGATTATGAGATCAGGCCATCCATCGTACCCAAGGGGTGTAGCTGGTCAGGGATTGGGAACTTTAGCTGATGACCGCAATATCTTTGAATTGCTGCCTAATGTAGTAAAAGAGCGTGGTATTGCTAATCCTGCTGCCCCAGCACAGACAGACCTACGAGCATTACAGATGAAACCCTATGCAGGAATCATTACCGCTAAGATGCTGCGAGACTTAGGATACTAGTAAAGGTATTCAGGCTTGAACTTGTTAGCTACCTGATCGCCAAAGCGTTGAGATAGAAATTCACACACAGATTCATGCGTTACCGTTTCAATGCCTGACGCTACACAAAAGGTTTCATGTAAGGTAAGGGCATCAAGCATAGGCTTAGACATAGGCACATCTACATTAACAAGAGGGGTCATTACAATCTCCTTAGTTTGTTATATAATTGTACCAAATATTAACTTATCTTAACAACTACTTGATAAAGATATGGAATCTAAATTAGATACTTCTAGAAAAAAGGGTGGTAAGCCTAAAGGATCGCCCAAAACTGGGGGCAGACAAGCTGGTACACCTAACAAAGCTACGGGGGCTGCTCGGTTAGCTTTTGCTGCGTTTGTTGATAACAATGCAGACAAACTACAAGAATGGCTAGATGCTATTGCTACTAACGATAAGCATGGCCCAAAGGTAGCGTTTGATTGCCTTATGCAGGTAGCTGAGTTCCATGTACCTAAACTAGCCCGTACTGAGGTAGTAGGCGTAGAAGATGAACCAGTTAAGCATATTCACGAACATAGCTTTTTAGATTGAAAGAAGTTAAGCACCAGTACCGCTATCCTTACAAGGCACGGGAAGCGTTCTTAGACTTTCACAGGCGTGAACAACGCTGGGCTGTTTTAGTCTGTCACAGAAGGGCAGGAAAGACCGTAGCGACCATTGCGGACATTATCCGTAGGGCAGTCATGGAAAAGAAAGAAAACGCTAGGTACGCTTATATTGCCCCTTTCTACGCACAAGCTAAGAACATTGCTTGGGATTACTTACTTAGGTTTGCAGAACCAGCCATAGTTAAAGCCAATCAATCTGAGTTATGGGTAGAACTGGTCAATGGGGCAAAGATTCGCTTATTTGGTGCAGACAATCCCGATGCCCTGCGTGGTTTATACCTTGATGGCGTAGTGTTAGATGAATATGCCGACATGAAACCTAGGCTTTGGGGTGAAATCGTAAGGCCTCTTTTAACGGATAGACAAGGCTGGGCTACCTTTATTGGAACTCCTAAAGGCCATAATGCTTTTTACGATATATACAACGAAGCCCAAAAAAACCCCAATTGGTATGTCAAGACCCTAAGAGCCGACCAGTCAGGACTGCTGCCTGAAGCTGAATTACTGGATGCACAGGCTACTATGTCAGACAACCAGTACGAACAAGAGTTCTTATGTAGCTTTGAAGCTGCCATTCTTGGTGCGTTCTATGGTCAAGAGATGCGTAGGATCACCGATCTTGAGCGTATTACCACCGTAGATTACGACCCTATGTTCCCTTGCCATACTGCTTGGGACTTAGGATTTAACGACAGTACAAGTATTTGGTGGTTTCAGGTGGTTTATGGAGAGATACGGGTACTCGATCACCACTCTAGTAACGGTCAAGCTATACCGTTTTACACCATGTTGCTAGACCAAAAAGCAGACGAATTTGGGTACAAATATGGCTATCATTACCTGCCCCATGACGCACGGGCAAAAACACTAGCCAGCGGTGGAAAGAGCATAATTGAGCAAATTGCTGCAAAAATTGACATAAAACATCTAAAAATCGTACCAAATCTGTCATTACAAGACGGAATACAGGCAACACGACTTGCATTAACTCGCTGTTGGTTTGATAATAGATGTGAAGAAGGAATCGAATGTTTGCGTCAATATCAGCGAGAGTGGGATGATGATAAAAAAGTATTTAGGGATCGCCCAAAACACGATTGGACAAGCCACTCTGCCGATGCGTTCC